AGAGGTATGTTGAGTTCTTTTTCTCCATGCTCCACCATCAGAGTCTTTGGAAGTATCATATACAAAGACATCAACAACATTACTATCGGTAATATCTTTATCAATTGCATCTAACTCTAAAGAATTAGAAGTGACAATACCAACGAATTTTGAATCACCAACAACATGTAATTTCTCAGTACCAGGAGATCGTGTTGTTCCTATGCCAACATTATTTCCAAGTCCTACTCCTTGAGTCGCGGTAAGACCTAACCTTCCAGTAGTCACTGAAAGCGTTCCTGTATCGTTTCCTCTATTATAAGTTAAAGCAAGATGATGCGCTCCTGCTCCGTGAGGCAATGGACCTACAGATATACCATCTTGATTGGAACTAGTTGCCTGAAGGTCTGAATAAACGTGTAAAAGTGCTCTGTTAAAAGTCGGATGAGAACTTATTTCAGTTCCACCAATAGCAACTTTTGTAAATGTAGAAAGACCTACAACAGTTGCTCCACCACCAACAACAAGACCCTCACCAACAGAAATACCTTTCCGAGCAGTAACAACACCAACAGAATCAACATTAGTTACATCCTCATAAGTAAGTTCTCCCTGAATACTTACATCACCAATGAGATTTCTAGTATCAATACTTGGTGCCGTAACAATGCCAGAGAATTGTGCCTCTCCAGTATTCTCTAGGGTAACTCCAGTTCCAACATTAATGTTACCGTTAGTTGCACTTACAGATAATACATTTTGATTGCCTAAATCAGCAACACTTCTTGCTCTAGACATGTTATGACTACTTTTTTAGTTATTTAGGAGAAGAATGAATCCAAACTAATAGTCTTTTCCACTTTCCAACCAATAGAATCTAAGATTGCTTTAAGTGGTTCTAAAAATGATTTTTCAAACTGAAGATCATAATCAACATATTGATTCAGTCCAAGTTCTTTTGGAAACTCCTGAATAAAAGAGATAACATTTTCATGAATGATGTTTGGTTTTTTTAGATAACAGAATTTAATCTTCTCTCCATTCTTAATTAAAGAATACTTATTATCTAACTTTTTCTCTTTAATATAATGATTAAACAGAAGTGCTCCCCTAGCATGAATAGGAGTTCCCTTTGTATAGATGTCAGAAGATGATTTATATTTTACTACGTCAGAAACTGAGCGGGGGAAAGATATAGATTCTGGCGGAAGTGTTTTAAACTCGCGACGACACTTATCAATATAATCAATAACATCATCCTCGGTCTTTGTCATCAAAATATTAAATGCTTCCTTCAACATCTTTCTACAAGGGGCAGGTGTGGATGATTTGACTGACTCAATACCCATCACCTTTAGTTTAGGTTCTGCATATGCAACACCTTCACTATTCCATACGTTGAGGATATATCGCTTTTTCGCAGTCCAAATACCACGATCAGCAATATTCTCACGCTTCATTTGCATTTTTTGGTCATACGCCGATACATAGTCCGCCAACTCCTGGTAACATTTCTCGATGTACGGTTCCAACTTGTCACTGCAGACCATATCAAGTAACCCCACAACTTTTGCTTTGTCGCTAGACTTATTAGCAAAAAATTTATCAACAATAGGTCCCATATTAAGATAGATCGAATCAGTGTCTGATGCGATAACATAATCGGTATCCTTTGTTTGTAAAAGGTTATTTAGATATTGGTTCATCTTATTCTCAATCCAACGGATAGAAACTTGACCAGAAAGCGTAATCGCCTCCGCATTGGCCAGTTTGTAGTACCTAAAATATTGATTACCGATGGCACCATAAGCAGAGTTGAGCGAAATCTTTTTAGCCATCTGGATATTATTGCACCTAGCGATTTCCTTTTCCAGTGTTTTCGTTGGGGTTTTTTCATAATCTTGCTTTGCCTTGAGCATTTTCTTTTTAAAGATAACCCTATCGCCGTACATCTTCTCCATTAGTTCTGGCAAGAACCCACGCACATCCTTACGAAACATAGCACCATTAGCACAGACAGCATTGTCCTTATACAACTCAAAATTAATTTCCTCGTTGAGGATTTTATCAACTGATGCCGTTGGATGTCGCTCTTCTAGCAAAGTCTCTGGTGAGATATTGTATTGCATAATCAGGTGAGGATACAGACTATTCAAGTCAAAACTTACAACCCAATCATACTTACCAGGAATCGGTTCCTTAACATATGCACCAGCATACTTTTCACTTTTACTTTCTTTCTTACGAGGAGGAATAACAATATCTCTTTTCTTAAGATAATTGTAGATAATAGTATCCCACATACGGACTTGATAAAACACATCCGCATAATTAACCTTAGCATCATAGGCCATAGTCAATGCCAATTCAATAAGTTTCATCTTATCTTCAAGACGATCAACTAGTTCTACGTCAACAATATTGTATTCAATAAACTTCTGCCATCCTTTAGTATAAAAGTCCTTAAAGGTATCAAACTCACTGTGATCCAGTTTTTTCTGACCTAGTTCAACCTCAGCAATATAATCAAGGCGATACGATTCTTGTGCTTTATAAGTAAACTTCTTATACAAATCAAGATAATCAAGTTGAGTTAATCCACCAACATCAAACGTAACGTGTTTACGACCATTGATGAATACCTCTCCCTCTGTTACAAGTCCCCAGTTGGAAAAGCGTTTCATCAACTTTTCGCCTAATACACGATTAAGTCTTTTGCAAATATAAGGAATATCAAATAATTGAATATTCCAACCAGTTACAACATCGGGTACATCAAGCATCCAATAATTAATAAAATAACTAAGCAACTCTTGCTCAGTTGGGCAATGATGATAAGTTACATTATTCTGTTTATTAATAAATTCTTTCTGCCCCCAAGTAACAATTTCCTTGGTAGTATAATCTTGAATTGTAATTGCAAGAATTTCTTCTGATGCAGATTCTACGTCAGGAAATCCTCTTTCTGCAGTTGTTTCAATATCAAGAGTTACAAGTTTAATTTGATTGATATCAAACTTGATTTCATCTTCAGGATATTTTTCTGAAATGTATTGATAGATATATCGATCATTTCCATAAATTTCAAAACCATCAACTTCATCATACTTCTTATAGAAATCTCTACAATCACGTACTGTTCCAGGTCTAATTTCTTCTACCTTCTCTCCAGTTAATGTTCTATACTTGGAATCTTTTTTTGTCTTAACAAATACGGATGGAAAAAACTCATCCCTATGCTCATATCTTTTTCCGTTTTCAACTCCTCTAACAAGGAATTGATTGCCAATCATTTGAACATTAGTGTAGAAACGCATTACTTAGTCAGGTCGATGTATTTTTCAAGTAGGGTTGGCATAGGATCAGCAAGAGTTAAAATCTTATCTGAACTAATCATAAAAGTATCTTGCTTCGTATGTTCCATCATCCAAGGGGCAAGCATATTACCTTCACATACTTCCATTGGATTAATTAATTTACAATCAGGTTCTCCAACATCAGCACCAACTTCGTCTATTTCACTGATCAGAATCTTGTCGTTCATCATCAGAATCACTTTGATTACCTTGTCCATTAACAACATCCTCCGTATACATTTGAATTAATCTTTCTACTGGTTCTACAATAGTAACTACCCAATCGGCAACAATAGGAATAGTATCTTCTGCTGAAAGTGGCATCCAAGGGAACAAGGATACCTCATATCCCTTTTTGGTTTCTCCTTCTTTAAAGTTAGGATTTCTTAGTTTTACAACACATGCTTTATTGAGATAATATCCAATAATACGTTTTTCACTATCTTCTCCAATAGACATTTCTTCCACATTGGCGATAACATCTTCGCCAGATTTCATCATCAATAATTTAATACTCATTTTCCAACTCCATAATCGGGTGCATTTTTCTTTTCAAGATCACGAATAGTTTGATGCAGTCTTTCTACTGCCTTACGCATTTCTTCGGTTTCTTCCCACTCAAAAGTATCCCCCTTTGAATTCTTTTTTGATTTTTTGGTCATACGATTTACCTATCGAAAGAATTATAGCATAAAAAAAGGAGGGGCGTCAACTGGGTTTTGCCAGTTGCCCCTCTGCGGCGACAATATTTAACAGGGTAGCCGCAATTATTTAGAACCAATCTTTTCTTTTATGTGCCTCAGGAACAACTTTACCCAATGTGATACTCAGTAACCCATCCTCAAATACAACTGATCTAACTTCCGTTTCATCTGAGAGGGTCCAAGATCTGGTGAAAGATCTCTGAGCCACTCCTCTGTGGACATAATCGGTGTTAGTTTCTCCATCTTCTCGTTGTCCTTCGACAAAGAGTTTACCGTCTTGCGTGTAGACATTTACTTGCTTCTTTTTAAATCCTGCTAGTGCTAGTTCTAATCTCGATTCTACGTTACTGACCGTGACTAGATTGTATGGTGGATAATTAGTCGTTGTTTCATGCAACGCAAACAAACGATTAAAGTATTCATCCATACCAATACTATTCTTATTTATGCGATCTATAAACTGAGATAAATCGGCAGAATTATACCGTGTAAGGTTTCCCATCTGTACTTCTCCTTTTAAAGCGAGATTTGATTG